ACTCCCGGCGCGTCGGCCCTTGACTGCCCTCACCCCATCGCTGATCTGCCCAAGTCGCAGTCCACACCAACGAGCGACAATCCGTCCAGCCAAGCAGGAAGAAGTCCCGCTGTAGATTCGGGTTGGCCTTTTCGTGGATGTATTTGTATTGGTTGCACTCATCCGCCGCCGCAACATCGGGGGGATTCTTCGACTTCCTCGGCGCGAACGTAACCTTGATCTTTCCGCGATTCAATGCCCCGGTTGCAATGTCGCCCTGCGCGGAGAATACGTTAGTCGCGTAGAGGTTTCTATCGTTGGCCTCGTTCAAAGAATTTCCGTTGGTGCTGGCCTGTTGTGCGCCGTAAATCTGCCAGTTCCCCGTGCCCCTCTCCGCCTCAAGATACTGGTGCTGGCGGTCGAAGTGGCGCATCTCCCACGTTTCCAGCACCTGATAGCGACGCGCCGCCTCATCTGCAATCGCGCACTTCTCGAACAAGCCCTTGAGCACTGCGATGATGGTCTGGTCGGTGAAGTCGGCTGGCTTCCAGACCTTCGCATCCGTAACAAGAGAGGGAGCCAGTTCCCCCGGCTGGTATTCCTCGGCGGCTGGCGGTGCGATGGATTCTGTAGTCTGGAGGTCTTCAGGCATTGCGTTCAACCCCCACGACTAAATAATCTTTGTCTATTGATTCAGGAAATGGATCGCGGAACATAAAAACATCTCCATGAATCCCCTCAACCGTGGCCCAAGCTACGAACTTGCGCTCGGCAGTGAGCAACATTACCTCTCCACCGACGCGAATTTCCGTCCCAATAATCACGCGCTACCCCAACGAAGGAATCTGCATCGGCGCGGCCTTGGTCGCCATCGCGCCGCCATCGGGCTGCTGATCGTCGCCACCACCCATCGCCTGCTCCACATCGTCAGCGGTGTAGCCCATGGATTTCAGGTCGTCAACGCACTTCATCGCCTGCGGGTTGTCGGTAATTGGCTGCGGGCTGGACTGCGAAGACGGATCTGCTGGTTGACTCTGATCCATCGGCGTGTTCGCCGTCATTCGGTAGTCGCTGCTCCCCTTCAATGCCATACGCTTCCTCCCGCAACCGTTTGAGTTCCCTATCCACCATAGCACGAACCTCTTTACTGGTTGACCGCAGCCCCATGATCCGAAGCCTGATCCTCGCTCCGCGTGTCAGGTCCAGCCTGAACTGCCTGTGTTCTTTCTGCATGGCGTCTCTCCGCTCGCGTAGCGTCCCAGCCCAGAGGCGTAGGACTTGAGATTGGCTTCTTCGCCTGAATCATACCACCCGCCGTGACGGGCTTGGGCTTCTCTAGCAGAACGTCAACCCTGCGGCGCTCCTGCGCCAGTTGCGCCTTGAGGTAGTCGATTTCATGTTCAAGGTGGGTGCGGTAAGGGAAGAGAGCGGCGGTGAGGTCAGCGATCTTCATATCGCCTCGCAACACACTTGGGGCAAAGACAGGTTGATGTTGCCATTTGCTTTTCGATAGGCAGTTTGGAATCAGGAACTGCCTCGCCTTTGAAGTTGTGCCCGCAAATATATCTCAATCTCGCCTCCAACTCGGCCGAACCACCGGCCTGCCCTGCTTCTTCTGCTGACTCCACACATGTTGCGCCGCAATCATCATACGCTGTGGAGGCGTTGCCGTCGCCATCTTTTCGCGGTAATCATCCTCAACCGTCTTGCGCTTCGGGCTTAGCATGGACTTTACCAGATACCGCGCCGCGTCGCCCAAATCCTGTTCCAGCTTCGCCGCACTCTTGTCCGTCTTCAGCACATCGTCCAGATTCTTTGGATCGCGCACCAGGACCGGAATGGCCTTCAGCAACTCAGCGCATTCGCTCGATATCAGCACTGCATCGTCGTACTGGAACCGCTTGCCGTCCTTGTCTATGCCCCACCCGCAGCCCTTCGCGGCCTTGAACAAGCTCGACAGCAGCCCGTAACCGCCCTTGCGATCATTATCAGCCTTCTGCGCCCCTACGACACCACTCTTGCGCAATACCCGGCTCTGCTGGTTGCCAATCGAGTTTGGCTCGTCTGTGACCTCCTCCGGGCTTAGAAAGTAGGCCTTGATCTTCGCGCGCTCATCAGCCAGCATACAATCCAGCATGTCCTGCGCCACGTCGGGGGCTTCCTTCTCATTCAGAACCAATTCCCGATAGATCAGCGTCAGGTTGATGGGCTTGACCAACTCCCAATCCAGCAGGTCTTTCGCCTCGGACGGTTTCAACGCGATCCTGAGCGCCCACAGCGAAGCGCACCAGTGCGACCGTCCCCAATCCTGCGCCATCCAGTGATTCGCCCACGGCTTCCTCAGACTCTCAACCAAAGAAGGCGCAATCCTTACGGCCTCCAGATCGAAACTGTTGGCGAAGTATGCACCCTCGAGCGAGTCCCAATCGCCTTCCCAATCGGCCTTGCGGATCACTTCATCGTCGGTCGCCAGTTGCCGCGTATAGGGCCCTCGCGCCGCCGCGTATGCTTTCCTTTGCTCATCGGACCAGCCGTAATAGTCCTCGACCGTGTAGCCGTCCTCCTCAAGCGCCGCCCTCACCCATTCGACGTTGTCCCATGGGTTGACCTTTAGGAATTCATAGTCGCGCGGGTCTTCGTCTTTGTTGAACTCCAGCAAATGGAAGCGTTTGCGCAGGTCTTGAATCCCAGCACCGCGCATATTGAACAAAAGCAGCAGTTTCGCCGGTCGGCCGCCTTTGGATCGCGTGGCTTTCCTGATCTCGGCAATCTCCCGCCACGAGAACTGCTCCGCCTGGTCAATCACAATCAGGTCATAGTTGCCCGACCGGAACCTGCGGATAATGTCATCCATGTTCTCGGCATACGAAAAATCGAGCTGGCTCTTGCCTACCTTCAGGTTCGCAGGCATCGAGGTCTTGAGATTGTTTTCGAGCCAGCCGAAGTCCCTGCGGATCGGCTCGATATGGTACTTGAATACCTGATCGAAATTCCGCATGACCATGCAAGCCAGCAGAGGCCGCTCGTACATCAGCGTGATTGCAACGCGGTCGGCACCGGAAGACTTGGCCGCGCCCCGACCCCCACCAACGCCGATGATCGTAGCCGGGTGATCGGTCAGCAGCTCGTACATGCGGGTTTGCTTGGGTTGTAAAGAGATTTCAGGCATTCGTTTTCAGGGCGTGCAGCGCAAGCTTGAGGGTGGAGTGGAGCGCGCCGGCCGCTCCTCTCGATACAGCGCGAGCAGTTGGTCGTAGTCGGAGAACCTGACGTATTCGCCGTCAGGGTCAGGGTCAACTAATCCGGCGCGTTCATCGAAGTACAGCCGCTCTACCTTCTCAGGATCGAAGCTCATTGCTTGCCTTTCTGCTCTTTTCCGTACATCGCGCAGCTCGCATCCGCGCAGGCCCACTTGCCTTTCACCTCGCGCATGGGGTTGGTGCATTCAACGCAGGGCTTGGGATCAGATGGCACAGCCGCCTCATTGGGTCGAGCCTTCACATCATTCATCGGGTCAGTGCGTCCCTCATCCCTCTTCCCAGCGCATATCTCCCGCAGGGCCTGAGATGGGACTTTGCCCACTATTGGCCCATCCAGCCGCATCCGGCAAGCCTCAAGTATCCACTCGCTGCGCTTGCCATCCCCAGCCGCCGAATCAATACGGGCGCGTAATACATCTGGTATGCGAATCGTGCAGATCATGTATTACATTGTGACTGTTTTGGTAATACACGTCAATAGCTACTCGCTCGGCTTGCCAATGTGCCGCACAACCAAAGGCGCAGACTCATCGCCCTGGTGCGTGATCTTGTCGCCGTACTTCTTGGGGTTCCACTTCGCCAGGAGCTGCAAACGTGTCCAAACCTGAGCTTTGCCTAGGTTCGCATCATCCGCAGAATCAATAATCTCCAAGCACTCTTCGGCGATTTCATCGTATCCAAGATCGCGCGCGCGCGCAATGAGTCCGTCCGGGCCAGAATAGCCTTCCGCTTTGTCAATCATCTCGTAAATGGTTGATTTGCAAGGATAGCCGTCTTGACGACAGAAAGACCTGAGGGTTTTCCCTTCGCTGATCCACTTCACCAGCTCATCGAGGATAGGGGACGCCACCATAAGCGCCGATTCTAGCGCAGCGCAGCCGAAAAGGGAAGGACTTGACGTGCGCTAGAGTTTGGTCGCAAATAGATCGCGAGGCTAATGTGACAGCACAGAGTTCTGGAGTTTGAATAGGGATTTACGTACTTGACTCCCGTTTCTTTGATTCCGCAT